TGCGTGAACGTGACTCCTTCGTAGTCGTCAGTTATTAGCCAGTGTGTGTCTTTGAAGGCACCGCGACGCTCGTCCAACCATGCTTGGGATACCTCAACAGGCGTGTGCCTGTCATAGTGACCGTACTTAGTGCGTACAGTTCTTTCAGGTCCTCTCCAAAGTATTGTCGGCATACGAGGTCACTCCTTATTCATGCCACCAAGAGCCATATTGTAGCGTTCGCAGTGTCGTCAGTAGTCCCATCTGCAGTTGATTCACAGTCTGCCGTAATGACAAGACCGCTAAAGGACAATGCTAGGTTCGCTGTTGCGTCTTTGCTGTGTCCCATGCAAGATAGGATGACATTTGCTCCACCACTTAGTGTGATGGTTTCTGCCTCTGCCAATGCACCTAGAGTCATGCAGACCAATCGTGGTTGCATTCTGTTCGTACCGTCAGTCTGACGGGCTGCGAAAGATGTCAAAGCACCTGGGTATCCAGTTAGCCATGATGTATCATCTTGGTCCACTCCCGCCTGTAGGGGGAGGTCTAGGTCAACCGCGACTGTCGCGGAAGCACTCGTTGTGTAGGTTATTCCTCTGTGTGTTGTTGCTGCCATATCATATCACCTCTGTTATCTCTCCACCAACCTCAAGCAAGGTCACGGATTGAACCTCCTGCACCGAAGAAAGAATCCCATACCTCACCCATGGTTCGGTAGAGTCCCTCTTGTCCTAGTCTGTTTATTGCGAATGGGTCGCCAGTCTCGATACCCGACTCGAAATACTGAGTTGGGATAGCGGTCTGGAACCATAGGTAATCAGTGTCGAAGTAGTAAATCCTCGAGATACCTGATGTGTCCTGCACTACGTCCTTGGAAGGAATGATTGGGACACCGTTGTAGGTAGCCACAATGAATCCAGCCTCGATACCTGGAACACCCTTTACACCGTTGTAGGTTGGGGTGACCCTCTTAGACTCCATGAACCTTTGCTGGCTCTGTAGGAGTTGCTGTACACGCATTAGGGTATCATACCCAGTTAGCATGACCTTAGGGTTACCACCACGCTTCCAAATCTGCTGGAACAATCCGTCCAGTTGATTTAGACTTAGGTTTCTGTTAGTGTTGGCTGCGGAAGACACGTCTACCTCAGCACTGTGGAAGTCTGCGCTACCATCACGGGTGATGGAGTACAGGTCGTGGTCTGTGGTTGCACTTACGTGACCTGTGCTGGTTGTCATTGTGTCAGGGTCTGTTGTCAGACGGTCTAGTGACTCAAGGTCGTTACCTGCTGGGGTCTCCACATCTTCTAGGAGCATCCTGTTGATGTGGTCTGCGTGGTGCTTGCCCATTTCCTCTTTGAGGACTTGGCGTACATCTCCAAGACCGTCATCCTTGTCAGATAGGAACATGCTCACTTCGCTTAGGTCGAAAGCGTGTCCAATCGTCTTTGGCTTTGCAGCCACGTGTAGGAAGTCAGGCTTGGTGGTGTCAGGCAGAGTAGCGTTTTCAGCCAGTCCACCGCCAACTGTGAAGGAAGGCTTGGAGGTAATGATTCTCCATCCACTTCTTTCCCAAGGTTTCTTTGGAAGGATTGAGAACGCATTGAACTCTTGGTTCAGTTGCGACCAAACTTTCCTACCATAGATTGCTTGGTAAGTACCTGCAGTGGTGCTCAGTAGCGGAGCGTCCGCTTTGAGTATGTCTCCACTGCTGTATGTGTACCCAGTCGTTGCTGTACCACCGTAGTAGTACCTTTCCATATCTTGTATTGTTCTTACGTAATTACGTGCCATATTCAGTTGCCTCCTTGTAGTGCTTTTCCAGCCATCCTGTGAACGTCATCCCATGACATCTCTGCCATGTCTTTTGTTTCGGGGACTGTCATCATTGGAACAGTTGCAGACTTCTGTATGTCTTCGCCTTCGGAGGTCGAGATGTTCTCGATTCTCTCACCTAGAGCGATAACAGCCTTCTGCAGGTCTGCTAGTGGGCCACGTGCATCGAACTCTGTTCGTGCTTTCTCTGTCTCTTCTGAGTTAATCTCCTTTTGGAGTCTCATGGAGAACTCGTTACCAAGTTCAGTCTTGAACTTCTGCTCTAGAGCAGCAGCCTTGTAGACTTGGTAAGCCTCTTCAATTTGAGAGGGAGATACGGCTTCGGGGGAGATGTAGTCATCTGCTTTGATGACATTCTTGTTACCGCCAGGAGCAGCACCCATGTTCATCTTTGGCCTCTTGCCGGAATCATCTTCACCAGCACCTTCGATACTGCCCTGCCCACGGTGTGTGTAGCCTGGCTCTCCAGGGGTGTAACCTTTCTCTACCCCTTCGAGGTCTTCTAGAGATGACCTTGCAGCCACTGGGTCATACCCAGCAGACTTGACGGTGGTCTCTAGCCAGTTCAGATAATCTGTCGAAATGACATCATCAAGTTCGTCAGATGCTTTGTACATCTTATCATCCTTGCTTGTCTCGACGTCCTCTTTTTTCTTCTTATCGTCTTTCTTTTCATCCATTGCTTTCTCTGCGTCTTCTGACTTTTCCGCCTCTTCGGCAGCCTTTACAGCAGCCTCTGCTTGGTCGGCATCATCGAGTCTCTTAGAGAGTCTCTCCAACACATTCTGCAACTCATTCATCGTTTCGCTTTCGTCACTCATGTTTTCACCTTTTTTTGTTGTTGTATCCTCCTTTAGGATTCTAAATTGGGCTTCGGGATTGATGCCCTTTTCGCAAATGGTCACTTCATGTAACTCCATACGGCGTATTTCACGATAGTCACCTCTAGTGCCGTCGTGTTTGTTGACACGCTCGAAAGCCTGTCCACCGATGGAGAACGATTTTAGGTTCCCCTTGCGAATCTCTGCTGCTACTTCTCGTGCCTTCTCTATATCGTTGCGGAGTTTGATAACAACGAACATTCCCGTGTCATCTACCTCCGACTTCCATACTCGGCCACCAGTATCAGTGTAGTCAGGGATTACCTCCCCTACTTGTATGTTAGAATGTGCTAGTTGGACGTTTCTGAAACCTGGAGATTTCATGAACTTACCGAAGGCGTCCTTCAATGCGTTCTTCGTGATTAGGTCTCCTTGCTTGTCAACCATCTCAACAGACGCATAACCTGCTACGACTAAGTCAGAAGACCTAGATTTCAATAACACAGGGTCTTCAATAGGAGCCTGCATCATGAGCATTAAGGCACGATTTTTTTCTAATCCTACTTAAATCCCTATGATGATATCGGGAGTTTTAAGTGTTTATTGTCTTTTTCTTTACTGGATGATGAGAACTTTGGACAATCTTCTGCTTTGTGCCCCATGCCTTGACCACAGTCCTCTCCGACCTTTGCTCCACACCAGCAATCTCCACCTTTCTTTTGCCTGTGTGCTGGGTCATGGTCAGGTAGGTTATGACCCTCGGTGTTCTCTGTAGGGCCACTAGGAGATTCGACAGGTGTGGCATAATCTATACCCAGCCCTTTCGGACCAGTAAAAGTCGTCTTCTCTTTCAATACGTTATCTAAAGCCTCCAACGCAGTCGTTAGTTGCTTGGCTAATTTAGGGTCTTTGAGTAATCGCTCTGCAGGCTTCAACACTTTCTTGGGCTTCTTGTCATGATTTGCTGGAGGCTCCGGTACCACGTTTGCCTTCTTGGCCTTCTTTGTTTCTATCTCTGCTCTTAGGAACACAGCAGCGAGCGGTTCCCAATACTCTCTTTGTGATTCAGCCAACGTCTCTAAGTATGTATTGGGGGCATCTATTGATTTGATGATGAAAGAATGACCGTGTGGTTCAGTGTCATATACAACATGCCCTGCTGGGAACTCCAAATGCACACTACCCTTTTTCACTCTAACATTGTGGGGCACATCTTGGTTCTTCTCTCCACTCAATAGAGATAGGGTTTGTAGGCTGTCTGTAGAATTGGCTTCGGCGTCTTTGATGTATTTAGCGCCATGTAAAGTGAATACTTTCAGATTGTCTCTCCCTTTCGCGGTGACATTTGATGTCTTGACAGTAATGCATTGGCCAGGCTCTAACCCGTCCTTTGTTAATGAGCCGACATCCATGTAATACTCACCCTTGAACTTCACAGCCCTGTTACCCAAGCGCTTGGCTTGGTCTTCTAGTAGTGGACCTACTCCTAAGAGACAAGCACCACCTGTCTCTAATACTATGACATCTAATTGATGCTCTTTAGTCATCAACAACCATTTCGGGTGTCTAGTTTCTCCCTTCATGTAAGTGGAGTCTGCGTCTCTCAGCATTACTTGCTTAACCCCTTTCTCTTTCATGAGGTCATTGACTGCTCTCTCTAGACCTACTGTATCTACCCTCTTTGTATTGATTGGTGCAGGTATGAGCACTTCCTCGGTTGCTGCAAAGTTGGCTCGAAGGTGACGTACCCT